AGGAAGTGATAGATGCTAAGATTGCTAGGGTAATGGAGGGTACAGAAGTTAAGGTTGATATCCGTAATGGTAGTATGTTCTTATCGAATGCTGAGGGAACTACAGAGCAACTAGTAATGCCTAAAGCGCAACTAGAGCTACTAGGTAAGGATATGAATGCTATGGGCCAAGATGAAGATTCGAGTAGAGAGTCAGGGTTAGCTCTACTGGCTAATAATGTATCACTTGCTATTGGGAAGCAATTCTCAGGTATTAGGGATATGCTATCAGAAGGAGGCCAGACATTAGCTACTCCAGCTGGCTACTTTGCAGATAGGTTAAATAGTAAGACAGAGGCACTATCTAAGACTATAGCAGATGGAACACAAGCCCAGGATAAGCTATTATTAGACTTAATCGAAGGGGACAAGCCAGCTGAGGAGTCGTTTAAAACTTACTTCGCTAAAGAGTTAGTTAATACTTTATCTTTCCTACACTCATATCTAGGTGGCGGTAATGCCGCTTATTCAGACATGAAGGATAAGCTGACAGAGATTAGAGGTGGATTCTTAACGGGTGACGCTGATACAATGAGTAATAAAGTAGGGAGTATACTATCTATAGGACTAGAGCTACTTAGTAATGCTGATAAGCAACCAGAGCTAGACCCTTATACCCCTACAACTAAAGGAGATAAAGTGGACATAAAACCTAGTGTACAATCAATACCTACTACGACTAATACACCATCGGCTAAACAGGGACTATCAAAGAAAACTGTAACAGATATTCGTAATAGTACAAGTGGTTACGCTATTATATCACCTGCTTATGGCTCCGATAAACCTGGTAATCAGACTATTAATCCTGTATCTAACATACCTACTGAGACTCATTATAAGAATGTTATTCAAGGCGCTGAGTCCAACCACGGCAGCACCCCCGTTGTATCAAACGATGGTAAGCTAAGAGATGGTAAGAAGACTAACGACATTGGTTATGGACATAAGATAACTGACGCTGAAGAGAAGTCTGGACTAATCCACGGAATACCTTTCGGTGATAATACCCCCCTTACTGAAGCTAATATGCAGACTATCTTTGATAAGGATATGGCTGTAAACCTAACTGTTGCTAGAACCAGTGGATGGGATGCTACGTTGAAGGCAATGAAACCTACGAAGACGTGGGATGATTTAGATACTAAGTATCAGAGAGTATTAGCGTCACTGGCTTACAATATGGGAGGCAAAGTAGCTTCTACATTTAAGAAGGCATTAACGGCTGCTGTCGATAAGAACGATGTAACCTTCGCTAAGGAACTTCGTAGAATGACTACCGTTGCTGCGACTGCCACTAAGAAATCCTACAAGAAGCATACAGCTGGAATGGATAATAGAGCAATGAAGGAGCTTTATGCTGCTGGCTTTATTACTACACAAGCAGAGTATGACTTATACAAGAAGAATCTCCCGTTAGCAAAGACAGCTAGTTATAATGGGATGACACTGTAAATAACATAAAGGATATATATGCCACTAAACGAATACAGTAATTATGATATGAAGACAATGGAGGCTGGGTCAGTTAATCCAGTCCCTGAGGAGGAGTTTGAGCAGTCAGATATAGCAGCACTTGCTCAAACCCTTAACTCAACTTATGCAAGTATAAAGAAGTGGGATATATATAAACAAGAACAGGACGTAGCACAGTTCGAGGGGAAACCCTTTAACTATGAAACTTTTGATGCTTCACTTGAAGGTCGTGGTCTTTCCCCTAACGTTATGCATGAGGCTCGTATAAGTCACCTAACATCTTGGCAGGAGGCTGAGTCACGAGTGGCTTGGTTAACTGACCAGGAAACTAAAGAGCGTCAGGTACAAGAGAACTTATCAACAGTTGGTATGATTGCTGCTGGTATCCCTATTGTCCTTGCTGACCCTGTAGATGCTTTCGCTTTATCCCCTATTCTTGCAGGGGCTAGAAAAGCATCTAAGGTTATGAACCTATCCTCAAGAGCAGGTAAGATAGCAGGACATGCTCTCACAGGCGCAGCAGTAGCCACTGGTTCAATGATTACCTACGAGGCTACAACTGGTATCTATAAAGATGATTCGTTGATTGAGAGTGCCTTCGTGGGCTTGGCTCTGGGTGGTACACTTGGTGCATTCATGTCTAAAGCTCCTATGCAGGAAGCTCTAACAACTCATAAGGATTTTGAAGGTAGGATACTGAGTGATAAAGAAGCTAAGGTTGAAAAGAGAGCCACAGCGGATGTTGAACTTCAGGATGTTAATAACTTCATAGCTGAAGTAGGCCAAATCAAAGAGGCTCGTAAAGGTACGAAAGGGGAGTTTAAGACTCTCTTTAAGACTGACAAGGAAGCTGCGGCTGCTAAGGCTGCTAAGGCCAAACAAGAGAAGACGGATGTCTACAACCTAAAACAACGTGCTGTTGTAGAAGCTAGTAAAGGTGTTAAGACGGCTAGAGATAAACTTAAGCCAGTTACCGATACTGTTGCTGCTAATGTTAAAGCTATTAAAGAGTTACAAAGTTCCTCGCGTAAGGTAGTTAAGGATATTGAGTCTCAGAAGGTATTACAAAAGGATGCCCCTAAGCTCGAAGCTAAGATTGCTCAACTACGTAAGGAAATCTATCTCCTTAAAGGTAAGACAGATACTAAGTCCGCTGCCTCGTCAGCTAAGTTAGGGGCAGAGCTAGCTAGCATTAGAAAAGCCCTCGCTACTAACACAGCTAAGATAAAAGACTTACAAGCCAGTATCAGTAAAGTAGATAATGACTCAGTAAGTCGTATCAATATCCTTAAGGAGCAGAATAAGCCTTTAATTAAGCAAATGACAGACCTTACTTCTAATCTTAATAAACAATTAGAAGCTGTGAGGGTTGCTAAGGCCGCTAGGGCTGACTCAAAGGCTTCTAAGGATGAGGCAAAGCTCCGTGTTAAGAATGAGGAGGTATTGCGTAGTCCTGAGACTGCTTCCCTTGAAGAGAAGCTAGCTGCTTATGGAGTCGATTTATCTAATGATGGCTTAAGAGCATTAGCTACTAAGAAAGGATTACTTGAAGCTGATATTGCTAAGATGGAAGCTGGTGACTTTAAGACTAAGGCTATTTATGGGGTACAGACTGAGAAGCGTAACTTCGTACAGAAACTAAGTGATGAACTAGATGAGATAGGTAAGATACCAGACTTCAGAAAGTCAGCTCCTTGGAAGAAAGTACATCCAGTAATCCAGAAGATACTTATTTCACCTATAGCTAAACTTATGAATAGTGCGAATGAGGAGGTATCTGGACTAGCTGTTCTACTTGCTACCAGCACACTCCACCAAGGTGTAGCTAATACCCATAATGCTCTGAACCTACGTAAGCTTATGGATATTAGACGTGACCGTATGGTTAATGGTATAGTAAACTCATACCGTGAAGCTAAAATGGCAGGATATAAAGGAAACTCACATGCGTTTGAAATCGAAGTATCCAATAATGCTCATAAAGTAGCAGGACAAATGGAACGTGATATGCATGCTAATATCCCAGGCGGTACAACAGGTATAGAACGTGCAGCCCGTGTATTTGAGAACCAATCGTCAGTAGAACGGAAAATCTTCTCAGATAACAAGTGGATTACTAAAGGGTCTGATGACTTCTTAGATTACTATGAGTACGTACATGCTAAAGGTAAGGCTCTTGAGATGCCCTCTTATGTAGGGTCTATTGGTAAAGCCTTTATTAACCGTGTTTATAGTCGAGATAAGATAATTAAGATGGGAGGGGTTGAAGAAGCTATTAAGAGACTGGTTATAAAGCAAGTAGACTTTGCTATTGCAACTGGAGGTGTTGTATCTAAGGTTACTAGGCTTGAGTTTGCTAATAAAGCACGTGTTGCAATGGAGGGTACGATGAACCATACCCTTAGAATCCGTCAGGTAACTAAAGAGCTCGGTGCTCCTAAGCAGTCTACTACTTCCTCATTTAAACAGAGAACTATTGATGTCTTTGACGATGACTTAGCAGAATTACTGGAAGATAATGTTGCTGATGTATCCCGTATGTACGCATTGCAAACTCATGGTCGTATTGCCCTGAAAGAGAAGATTGGGGTTGATACTGACCAACAGATGGGAGATATTATAGATAACCTAAAGGGGGCTACTACTGATGAGATAGATAATCTAGTGGCAGTTGTTGAGACTATTAAAGGTACTAGGGAGATGTCAGATAAGCCTTTCGACCCTTTTACTAGAGCAGTTAAGGCTATCAGCTCTTATTCTAGTGTGATGCATACTATGAGCTTTGTTATACCTACTATTACAGAGTCAGCTGCTTTAGCTAAGGAGTTTGGATGGGCTAAGTCAATGAATGACTTACTAGGTAGATTTAGAGATGTGTATGGTGAGTATCGTAATGGCTCTCCAAGCGAGAAGAATACGATTGAAACATTCATTTCTTACGGTAACCCATACTTCGGTAGGGCTGTTGCTCGTCAGGATAATGCTGCTGACCTTGTTAATATGGATAAGGCTCAGGAGTTTATGGATGGGCTGGTACATAAGGAAGCTATCTTTGGTGGACTGCTACCACTAACGGATGCGTTACGTATGTCCGCTGCCGCCTTAGCCGTAGACTTTATGGCTGGATTATCTGTTGCTAGTAAGATTAGTAAGGCAGATGTCTCCCGTCTAGAAGATATGGGATTTAGTGTTGCTGACTTAGAGCGTATCCGCACAACCTTAAAGGTAACGCCTGATGGACGTATTCATAATCAGGATAGAAGGACGTGGGGACAGTTAGATGAAGATATTACCCTAGCAGTTATGACAACTGTTGAGCGTACTATCTTGCACCCTGATGGCGCTACCTTACCTAAGTTTATGACTAATATGAATATTGGCCAGTTCGTGCCTCGTATTATGATGAAGTTTATGAGATTCCCTATAGATTCTTATGAGCGACTACTCCTACGAGGTATTCAACAAGCTGATGCTAAACAAGCACTAGCTTTGGCAGGTAATATCGGGCTATGGACAGCTATCCTATCTATGAAGGATGCGGTTAAAGATGATGAAGACCAGGAGTACTCAGGAGAAGGAGGTATTAACAAGTTGATGATGGATTCTTTCATGTACAACTCTGTAACTGGTGGTGCATTCGCGATAGCTAATACAGCCTCTGGTGTAGTTACTGGAGAACAACTATTTAACGATTACTCGTTCAGTATGGGGGGTGCTCCTATCTATGACCTTAAAAAGTTACAGAGTGGAGACCCTGCGTTTTCTGCACTAGGTGGCAAGGTAGATATTGGTACAGCAGCAGCTGAGGCCTTACGTACTATAGGCATCCTAGAAGATATTAATAAGGAAGTAGAATGACAATTAAACCAAAAGCTTCACTCGATCAACTCAACAACCTCCACGGTATGGTAGCTCAAGAACTAGCTTCTAATATCGGCGACCCTAAGATGTTAGCCCATGCTATCAAGTTCCTAAAGGATAATGATATCACAGCGGACATCGTAGAGTCGGAGTCAATGATGAGCTTAACTGATTCAATTAAACGTATTGCCCAGGAATCTAAGGATACCTCTGGGTTTAGTGTAGAGCAAATGCTCTTACAGGCTCATTAGAGTACCATAGAGAGGTCTTTACCAGTCCACCTACCCAACTATATACCTGAGAGGGTGTTAAGGGCGTGGTGGGCTACCTAAAGAGTTCTTATTAAAGGAGAGATATGACAGAACATGAAACTAAGCAAATAATCCAGGACTTTAAGGTTTTCTTAAAGCATACCTGGCAGCACTTACGACTACCCAATCCAACTCGTATGCAGTATATGATTGCTGATTATCTACAGGAAGGACATACCCGTTCACAGTTAGAAGCGTTACGTGGTATAGGCAAGACTTGGATAACAGGGGCTTACGTAGCCTGGAGATTATTACGTGACCCTAACGAGAAGATACTTATTGTCTCACAGTCAGGTGCTCACTCAGATAACATCTCCATCTTCATCCGCAGCTTGATTGATACAATGGAAATACTAGCTCATCTACAGCCTCGACCTGACCAACGTGGTTCAGTTGTTGCCTTTGATGTTAATGGTTGTGGTATATCCGTACAGCCTTCAGTTAAGGCATTAGGTATTACCTCACAGCTACAGGGTAACCGTGCAAGCTTACTGATATCAGATGATGTCGAAGGGGCGCAGAATAGTGCTACCGAGAAGCGTAGACAAGACTTACTTAAACAGATAGCTGAGTACGAGGCTATCCTACAGACAACTGACGGAGCACAAATCCTTGTACTAGGTACTCCTCAGACCTCTGAGTCTATTTATAACAGACTGAGAGATAAAGGCTATGTTACCCGTGTGTATCCAGCACGTTACCCAGAGGATATTAATAGCTATGCAGGGTGTCTTGCAGAATATATTACAGAAGACCTAGCTAACAACCCCTCACTAGTTAATACCCCAATAGATAGTAGATTTACTGAAGAAGACCTCTATCGAAGAGAATTAAGTTATGGACGTAGTGGTTTTAAGCTACAGTTTATGCTCGATACTACATTGAGTGATGCTGAGAAGTATCCTCTAAAGACTCGAGATTTGCTCGTCACGGACTTATCTCCTTCACAAGCCCCTACTAGACTACTTTGGAGTTCTATGGGCACACAGACCATCTCAGAGATTCCTAACGTAGGGTTTACAGGTGATACAATGCAACGTCCTTCGCTCCAGGAGGAGTTTAGTAAGTATGAAGGTTCTGTACTCGCTATTGACCCTAGTGGTCGTGGTAAGGATGAGATGGGGTGGGCAGTAGTCAACCACCTCCACGGTACTGTATTTATCCCAGGGTTTGGTGGCCTCCAAGGAGGATACGAAGAAGCAAACCTTATCCAACTAGCTGAGATAGCTAAGGAGTATGCTGTTAATAAGATAGTTATTGAGAGTAACTTTGGTAGACATAATTGCCTAAGTATAAACAGGGATTTAATTCGGTGAAACTCCAGAACGGACAATACCGAGCGAAGCCTCTAACGAGGAACGTGTAACGACTATTTCGAAAGGAAGTACACTCAAGCGAGTGGAAACAGTCCCCAACGAGTGTGACAACAAGATGGGAAGTACAATGAGTAACAAACAGTACCATGTAGTATACAAGACTACAAACACAATAAACAACAAGATATACATAGGACTCCATTCAACCAATAAAGTAGATGATAACTACTTAGGGAGTGGATGGGTTCTTAAAGATGCAATAAAGAAGTATGGTAGGGATAAGTTCACTAAGGACGTACTCTATGTATACAGTACCAGGAAAGAAGCTAGGCAGACAGAAGCATTGATAGTCGATGAAGAGTTCTGTTTACGAAAGGATACTTACAACTTAGCGGTTGGAGGTATGGGTGTAGAAGACCAGACAGGTAGTAACAACCACCGCTTCGGTAAGAAAGCACTTAATGCAAAGAAAGTAATGGCAGTACACAAAGATGGAAGAGTAGTAATAGCAGAGAGCATCAGGGAACTGAGTGATTCAATAGGAATTGCTAGAGGAAACATTAGAAACTTAATCAACAAAAACATCCGAGGTAAACTTGGTTGGAATGTCACACTCGTTGAAGATATAGTCTAATCTGTATAGGAATATGCAGCAGTTCACAATGAACGGGGTAAGGGTTCGCGTCCTTACTCGAATATAATGGATGGGATGTTCAGTTCCTTGCTGAGTCCTGTACTTAACGCTATCTACCCTTGTGCTATTGAAGAGATACGTAACCATATCCAGAAGGAACGTAGGATTATAGATACCCTTGAGCCGTTAATGAACCAACATAGATTGGTAATTGATTACTCTGCTATCCAGAAGGATATTACATTCGGCTTAAGTGAGCCTAAGAACCTATATTACTCCTTGATGTACCAGATGACTCACCTTACCCAGGATAGAGGTTCATTGGTACATGATGATAGACTAGATACCGTTACCCTTGGTGTCCAGTATTGGAACGAGTATGGTATCCTTAAGCAAGATAGTGAATTAGCTCTAGGGCAATACAAGAAGAAACAGACTCTTGATGAACTGAAGAGACGAGGTAATATATTTCGTAGTCAGCAGCTAGGTAATGGTAAGTCTAAGAGTAACTCCTTGAGTCGCTTAAAGGCCTTCGGTTAGTTACTGATAATTACTATGTTTTATTACTAAAAGTGGTGGTTGTAGTGGTAGGCTACAGCCCGCTATGAGTCTCACTTTCGTTAAAACGACACTAGTAGGTAAGAAAAAAGAACCTTTTAGCTACCTAAGAGTAAACTAAGAGTAAACCTTATCGCTACCTAAAGCTTAGCTTAAATAGCTACTAGGTTCTTTAGGTTCGATATCGGTACTTAAAGATAGTTATTTAGTTTCCTATCGGTATACTTTAAGCCTGCGTTTAGTTTCATATCGACTCTTTAATCGAGGTTTGATATGGAGGCTAAACGATACTATTAGTCTAACCACTACAGCTACCACCTCAACTACCTTACTAATCTATTCACGGTAGGTACATCACGTACCATCAAAGCCACTAGGTTAGCCATCTAGCACCTTAGATAATCTATTCACTATCCGCTACAAGTTGACAATAACTAACTACAAGTTGACAATAACTAACTA